AAGCGTGCAGGCCCAAGACCCTGAGTTCCACGAACAATATCAAGTTGTGCATCCAGAGAACAGCTACTGGATGACTCACAGTGATATGTACATCGAGATCTATACCACCGGGAGGGACTGGGAAGACTCCGCCGACCGTAACCGTGTATGCACGATCCCGATTCCAGACACAACCATGCTCTGCCAACAGGGCCAAGTACCGCACATACGCGTTGAAAAAGACGACGATAGTTTCGATTGGATCACCGATCCCGACTACGTGAAGATCAGTGAAAGTGATAAGGGTGAGGTTTGGGAAAAACCAGAGACGGTTACATCGCAAGGTTACACCTTACCGGCCAGATCGGTGCTGGTCGAAACAAATGAGCAGTTTGCTGTCCGCCGGAAGCAGGAACGAACGCAGAATTTTGAGTTGATTGCCGATACTGCAAAAGCCATTGAAAAAATGTACCGTGCGGTCGGAGGCATACCCGACACAGAAGTCTACGTTGGTTTGAGAGTGGACGTGACCGGCAACGTTTTTTAGGTATGATCAGGGCAAACCAGTTTGGGTTGGGGCCTATCACTCCCCTCCAAGCGCGCGCCGTCCGCGTGCCCACATGGCGGCATTGTTTTGGCAAGGGTGCTCCAGCCCTGAAACGCGGGTTCCCGTCCCCGTGCCAGCAGGCGGGCTTCATTGGGCAGGGAGGCTTAACACACTCTCTCCTTGCGCGTTCCCGTCCGCGTGCCCAAAGGCGGGCTTTTTTGAGGAAGCCATGTTCGATAGGGAAACAATCAAAGGCGTGGTGTACGGAATAACAATTGCCGCAGCTATCTGGCTGCTCGCGTGGATACTCGGAAGGTAGAGGACAACCTGTATGACAGAAGTGACAGAAATTGAAGAAGCAACCCTTTCCCTGAATCTGTCCGCCGAGGAGGGACTGTTCTTGCTTAGACTTTTAAAAAGTTCTAAGGACGATCCAAGGATTCACGGCTTGATCGGTACATGCTTCTGGTTTCATAGCCATAGCAAAAGCGAAGAGCAGTGCATCAAAGACACATGGACATCCGTCGAACAAAAACTGGAGGCACTACAACTTGCCCGTAAGTAAAACTTTTACAACGAAAGTTCTTGAAGAACTGGCAAAAGAAGAAAAGATCAGCGACATCCAGAAAAAGCTACTGGACACATCGTCGCTCTTGGTTGCATACCCTGATGCATCAGAAGAAAAATCAAAAGAATGGATGACAACAATCAACTGCTGCCGGTTGGAACTGCGCAGGCGGTTTTTATCTAAGCGGAGTCGAGTTCGCGCGCCTCTCTAGCCCTGTCCTCTTTCCACTCGTTGAAAATCTTACGCAGTTGCCCGCTGATCGTGCGGTCTTCTATTTGCGCAATCTCTTTGATTTGACGATAAACTGGCATTGGCACCAGAATCGACTTCCATTTTGTTGTATCCATGCGCGAGATTATCTCAAGCATCGCATACAAATGCAACTAGATTTCCTTGGTTTCGCCCCATGACGGGCCTAGATCAATGTCGCATTTGCTGGGCACCTGCAGCTTGATCGCAGCCTCCATGACACCGCGTATCTTCTTGGCGTGCGCTATGTCTGTGACGCTGCACCCTAGCTCATCGTGTACCTGCAACAAGGGCCGTTCTCCGGCCTCGTACAGATCGACCATGGCCTGCTTCGTCATGTCCGCCGCAGATGCCTGTATCAACCTGTTTAGCGCCTTGTAGGTGTATGCACGCTTCAACGGTGCAGTCTCGCCGTAGGTAGCCTTTGCTTCTTTCAAAGGCATCGCTTTTTGCACGTCGTAGCCCATCGGTTCAAACATATCGAACCGACACTTGCGGCCTTTCAAAGATCGCAGTGACCCGTCTGACTTTTGATCCACGCTCCGTGATACGCCGTTCATAAGCTCTTTCACAAACGGCACCCGCTTGTGGTACTGCTGCGTCAGTTCTTTGGCGTCCTCAAACTCCAGATCCAGTTGGTCTGCCAGCTTGCGCACGCCCATGCCGTACATCATGCCTAAATTGATCGTCTTGGCTTGTTTGCGGCTGATGTTCGCCATATCGGCCACCATGGTATGAAAGTCCATGTCTGGATCGTTGGTATACCCGTCGACAAACTCTTTCGCCCCGCCCAGCGGCAGACCTTTCCACTTGCCAAAAACGCTGGCGTAATGCGTCAAGATCCGTGGTTCTTGCTGCGAGTAGTCGATAGCTGCCCACAATTCGCCTTCTTCCGGCAGGAACAAGCTACGGATCATTGGTCCAAGCTCTGGATCACGAGCCGGTATTTGTTGTAGGTTTGGGTTCGACATGGACAAGCGACCAGATACGGTGCCCCCCTCATCACTACGCAACTGGTTGATGTGCCCGTGGATACGAGAGTCAGCACCCACAAACTTCATTATGTTGTTTATAAACGTGCCTTGGATCTTGTTGAGGTTACGTGCCTCGACAATCATTTTGGCAAACGGGTGCGGGTTCTCGCTTAGGAACGCTTTGGTGAAAGACGGTGCGCCTTTGGCCGTGCGTGGATAGGCAACTTTTAGCTTGTCGAATGCTTTGGCTAGAGAAGTTGCCGCCCAGATCTCGACGTCAAAGCCTGCTTCTTTGTTGATCTCGCGGTAGGTCTGCTTCTCTCTTTTTAAAAGTTGTTGCTTTGACCGCTCGCATCGCTCCAGATCGACTCGTATGCCGCGAAACGTCATGTCGATCAGGCAGGGCGTGAGCCGTGTTTCGAGATCGAAGATGGTTTCTAAATCCTGCTTGTTGATTTCAACGCGGAAGAACTTGTACAGATCGTAGGCCAGCCGTGCGTCTTGCTCTGCATACGGCCCCACAAACTGCGCAGGGAGCTTCCAAAGCTCACCCTTGGGGTCTACCCCGAACTCTACCGCAGCCTGCGTCAAGAGCTTCTCTGACTTCGCTAGGCCCAGATAGTCGTATGACAGGGCGTTCAGAGAGTAACTGAAACGATTTTCGTCGAGCAGCGCCGCCATCACCATCGTATCGATGATCGGGCCGTTTACCGGCACGTCTACCGCCTTGAGCCAGCCCAGATCGTAGGGAGCGTTGTGCATAATCTTTGGGCAGTCCGTGGATAACTGCTTGGCTAGCCAACGCAGCACCTGCCGCTTGTCGAGATTACCACCACCAAGATGATCGATAGGGTAATAGGCTTCAAAGCCCTCAGTAGCGACTGCTATGCCAACGACGTCGCCGTCCTTATGGGGCCAGCCCGGACCCATCTGCTTGAGGTTGGGGTCACGTGTCTCTAGATCGATGGCAATCTCTTTGGCGTCTGTCAGGTCAACGAACTCATAAGGCGCCGTCCACTCTGTTTCGGTAGCAAACAACGGGAACTGTAGCCTAGTTTCCTTCTGCATCGTCTTTCCTTGGGTCATCGCCCAGCGCAAAACGCGTATACCAAATGGATTTTTTTAAATCTTCAACCGCATCAAACTTCTTTCCAGCCCGCCATTGGTACTTGAAGCTAGCCAGACGGCAATACATCTGCACGGCCTCTGTACCGAAAGCCGCGACCATGGCATCGATGCATTCGATCTCTGAGTCGGCGTAATGGGCCGGTGAGTTGACCATGTCGCTCATAGTGCGTAGCTCCTGTAAAAGTCGGCGGGTTCTAGTGTGTAAAGGTTCTGGCGGGTGCGTGTGACTGCCACATAGAAGACGCGGTGCATGGAGTCTGGATCGCTAGCCATGCTGGCTTCTGCTGCTGCGGTGATGTCGGTAAACAGCACAACGTTGTCTGCTTCGCCGCCTTTGGCTCCGTGGATCGTGGACAGCCGTATGCGCGGCTCTGCCGTCAGATCCTCACCTCGCCGGACTAAGGCGTTGATGTACGCCACATCGACGTCTGGCAGCTTGTCGAGGGCCTCGTTCCACGCCATGTCAGGTGTAGCTAGCAAGCCGTTGAAATCGCGCAGGTCTTCAAAGGTAAATAATGCCTCGGGATCGCCTACGATCTTCTTCTGACCGCGTGCGACACGCCCGCCGTTGCCGGACATAAACGAATACATGGCCTTAGCAGAGTCGAAAGAGATCGGGTCACCGCCCTGCATTGCCGCCCACGCAGATAACGCCACACGTATTTTGTCTCTGACGCTACGCACACCACCACCGTACTCAAAGTAGTAGCCCTGACTTTTTAAAAATTGCTGTACCGGTGCCAAAAAGTAGTTGGCTTGTGCCAGAAAGAGCCATGTGTCCTCTCGCATATCCAGTTCAAAGAAGTCTGTCAGTCGCTCCAGCTTGCCGTCCGCTTTCTTGGGCAGGTACTTCTTGGGGAATCGCCGCTTGATGCGTCCGCAGATCCGCTCTGCAATTGCGTGGATGTTGGATGGGACACGGTAGCTCTGTTCTAACACCTCACTGCCGCCGTCGAGATTGATAAAATGCTCTACGTCCGCGCCAGACCATTTGTAAATGGCCTGATCGTCGTCACCAGCGCAGTACATGCGCTCTGACCGCCCGTCGATAGCGTGCGCTATCTTCCATTGTAGAGGGGACAGGTCCTGTGCTTCGTCAAGCATCGCAAGCTTGAACTGCGGGCACGCAACGTGCGCAGTATCCGCAAAAAGCTCCAGCATGTCGGTGTAATCAAACAGACCGTGCTTTTTCTTATAGCTTTTCAAAGAGTTGGCGGCGTAGTCGACTTCGATCCATGGCTGGTCAAGGTCACTGTCGTTGTATTCGTCTTTGAGCGAACGCATCTTCAGGCGTGCCAGAGTAATCAAGCGCAGCAAAGGCGTTTCTTTTTTCAGACTGTTGCTCAGTTCTTCTTCGACCTCGTGCCTTGACGACACGCTGCCTTCCATGAAATTGACCCCTGTGACGTGCTCAACTTCACGATAATGCGATGCCGTCATCAACTGATCGTTGCGTAGCCCCGTCAGGTGAAAGGCCAGACTGTGCAGTGTCCGGAAGTACGGCAGATCGTTTTTTGGATCAAGCCCGAAACGTTTCGCCGCTCGTTCTTTGGCCTCATTTGCGGCTTTGCGAGTGAAAGCAAAGAAAGCAATGTGCCCCGGATAAGTACCTTTGCCCAGTTCTGCTTCTACAAGATTCAGAAGCGTTGTGGTCTTGCCCGTCCCCGGTGGCCCAAAAATACGCTGCATTAGTGCAACATCTCCTCTTTGATTTCAAAGGCAAGTTCTGCCAAATCGACGCTTGGAAAGACAAAAACAGGGTTGCCTCTACCCATGTGAACGTTGATGACGTTGGAGTCCATCCACGCTATCGCGTCTTCTTTCTCCCAATCGTTATTCTTCATTAGCACGTCTAAGCATTTTTGATAGTCATAAACGACAAGCGGAGCGTCCCAACCGGCGGACTCGCCTACGCCCAGAATAGCTGCGTCAAACCCTTCTAAAATAATCAAAACGGTATCTCCTCTTCAGTGCCGCCGA